AACCCAATTACCTAACGGTTTTTATCAAACTGAATACCAAGATCCAAATGAAGATACTTGGCACGACGTAACCCGTAGAGAAACTATTGAAGGAGCAGAGCAAGCTATTGATGGTTCAGTAGAACACTATGCTAAAAAAGTAGATTTCTTAAAAGGGCCAAAAGTCGTTAAAACCTTTAAATAACAATTAAATTAAATTAAATTAAATTATGTCAAATATGATAGTAAAAAATCTTAACTTCGGTAACGAAGCTAGAGATAAAGTATTTGAAGGGATTGAAAAACTTACACAAGCTGTTAGCTCTACATTAGGAGCTAGCGGCAAATGTGTTATTTTAGAAGATTCCAATGGTAATCCTATAATTACTAAAGATGGTGTAACTGTAGCAGAAAATATAATATTAAGAAACCCAGTAGAAAACATGGGTGCTACACTATTAAAACAAGCTGCTAAAAAAACAGTACAAGAAGCTGGTGACGGAACCACAACTGCAACTGTATTAGCTCACGCTATTTTAGATAATGCTTATAAAGTGTTAGATAAAAAAAACGTAAGAATAATAAAAGAAGGTGTAAATAGTTGTGTTGATAAAGTTGTAAAATATTTAGATAATATTTCAATACCTGTTAAAGATGAGATGCTTGATCACGTTGCAACTATATCTACTAATAATGATAAAAAATTAGGTACATTAATAGCTAATGCTTTTAGATCAGTAGATAAAACAGGTGTGGTAATGATGGAAGTGTCAGTTTCAGGTGAAACTAAAACAGAAGTAATTGATGGTGCACAGTATCCTAAAGGTATAACATCACCTCATTTTATAACAAACAAAGAAAACAAGTCTGCAGAGTTAGATAATCCATTAGTTTTAATTATTGATTCTGAAGTTTCTACTATAAGACAAATACAGTCTATATTAGAACATGTTATAAAAAATAAAAAACAATTATTAATAATAGGTGATTTAAGTCCTGATGTTTTAACTGCGTTAGCAATGAACAAAACAAAAGGCAATATAAAAATAAATGTAGTAGAAGCTCCAGTGTTAGGTATAAATAGAAAACAAATACTAGATGATATTGCGTTGCTTACAAATGCTGTTGTTATAAATGAAAATTTAGGTGACGACATGGATTTAATAGATGTAAACTATTTAGGTTCATGTTTAAAAAGTGTTACTACAGAAGATGAAACTATTATACAAATAGGTGAAACAAAACCGGAAACATTAAGTATAATAGAAGAAATTAAAAAGGAATTAAAAAGTTGTAAAATACCTGACAAGATAATAAGTTTAGAAAAAAGATTAGCTAGATTATCTGCAAAAATTGCAGTTGTAAAAATAGGGGCTAATTCAGAAGTTGAACTAAAAGAAAAACTAGATAGAGCTGAAGACGCTATATGTGCTACTAAAGCTGCTATAAAAGAAGGTATAGTTCCTGGAGGAGGAGTTGCTTTATTAAATGCTTCTTTTAATGTAAAAGGAGATAATCAAGGCGAACAAATTTTATTAGAATCTATTATGTCTCCTTATAAAGTTATATTAAATAATGCTGGTATAGACGAAATAGTTATACCTGCTGAAGATGGTGTAGGTATAAATGTAATAAATAAAGCTAAAGCAAACATGATAGATGAAGGTGTAATTGATCCTTTGCTTGTAACTAAAAGCGCATTAAAAAATGCTGCTTCAGTAGCTACTACAATTTTATCTACAGATTGTGTAATTAATAATATTAGAGTTGATGAAAGCAATAGGTAGAAATTTAATAATAGAAAAAACCAAAGAAGGAACCACAAAGACAAAAGGTGGTTTGCTTTTAGGTGAAAAACATAAAGATGATATTAGATATACTAAAGCTACTATTTTAGCTGTAGGTGATGAAATAAAAGGATTAAATGAAAATGATACTATTTATTTTGATAGACACGCAGGTCATAAAATAGAAGTAGAAGATAATACTTATCATGTTATAAAATCACAAGATGTGGTCGTTGTTTTATGAAAAGGCTAGAAGCATCAGATTTAAAAGATCTGAATTTGCTGAAACATTATCGTATAATACGTAAGTGGGCTTGTAAGAACAACGGCTTAAATGATGCTGAATTAGAATTGTTAATTTATTTAGATTGTGTAGATATGTTTACCATAAAAGATTTTAAAATGGGTACATACTCTTATAGTTGGGATAAAAAAAGATGGAACAAATTAATAAAGAATAACTGGATAGTTATTTGGCGTCATAGAAATAGAACAACTCAAAAATATAATATTTATAAAATATCGTTTAAAGCAAAGCAACTTATAAATAAAATTTATAAAATAATGTTAGGTTATGAAGATATACCTACAAGCGAAAGAAGAAATATTATAATGAGAAAAGATACGTATACAAATAAAGTTTTAAGAACTTCTATATATAATGTTAATATAGATAAAAATAGATAAACATGGCTTTTAAAAATAATGTAAAACGCGCTGCGAAAATAATGTTTGGAGATGACTCACAAAGAGATTTACCTCATCCATTAAAACACTGTGGTAGTGATATGATGCACTCTGAAGGTTGGAATAAAATGAGACAAATGAATAGTCCCGGCACAGCAGGTAATGACGCTAGTTATAAGAAAGCTGAAAAACTTAGAACAAATCATCCAGCAAAAAAAAATCATGGTTATGATGCTTTAGATGAAATAAATAGGATTGGGAATTTTGAAAGAAGTCAAAGACCTCAACCTGTAATTCCAGGTATGCCGACTACAACAAAGTTTAGTGGAACTAAACTACCAGACGTTAAACCTCCTGTTTTTGGAAGTGGTAGTTATGCAAACCCACAAAGCACTACTGATTCAGGTGCTAACAATAATAGTAATACTATAAATCCATATAGTTTTATGGATGATCCTATGTTAGATGCTGAAAGAGATCCAAATAGAAATAAATTTGGTTTTCATAAAAGAAACTTACCTTCACTTGATGCTAGACTTAAACAAGCATTAGCTGACGGTAAATATGCAAAAGCAAAAAGAATACAAAAGAAAAAAGATAATTTTATCAAGAGTCAAACTAAAAGAGCAGGTGAAGATTTTATGAATGAGTTTGCGCCTGACGTTAATAACGAAACAGAATAATTATGGCAAGAAAAAAAATATCTTATAAAATACCTCCATTAAGACAAATGGGTTTACCTGGTGGTTTAAAGCAAACAGGTTTTGCTCATGAAGGAGTTCAAGGTATGACTAATTATCAACAGTTTGCAACTCCTGAAACTCATACAATGGGTCATATGGATAGAACAGCTCAATATGGTCAAAATCCAGGTGGTTTTATGCCAACTTATATTGCTAATACAAATCCTATTAATCCTCAGTTACAAAATCAAACATTAGCTCCATTAAGTGGCGCGAGAGAATATGTAGATAAAAACGGTGTTTCAAAACAAACTTTAATGCAAAATGCTATAAATACTGGTAAACCTTTAGTTGACAATGTTAAAGAATCAGTGAATACATTTTCATCTGACATAGATCCTGCAGACAAAACAGAGTTTAAAAATGAAGTAATAAACGATGTTATGTCAAACGTGAATCCACCAGAAATGCAGGCACCGCAAAATAAATTAGAAGAATTATATAAACCAGTTTAACACAATAGTTATGAATCATAAAAAATATGATCCAGCAATGGAAAAGTTAAAGCCAGGAACTAAAGTTGGTATAGTAGGTGAATCACATATATGGGATGGGCCACTAGATCAAGTTGGTAGACCTCACGGTCCAGGCTTAAGTTCAGGTATATACGGTAAAGAAGTATTAAAAGCTCCTTGCTCGTATAAAGCAGGACCTATAACTCAACTTGCAAAAGGATAACAGTAAGAGAGCTGTATAAAACTCAACAATAACATTTAACATTTAACAATAACATTTAACACAAAAATTATGGCAAATTACATTAAAATTAAAGCTGCAGATGTTAACGTAGCAAACGTAACTTCTGATTTATTATTAGGAGAGGTTGTTTATGTAGCACAAGGTTTAGCAAATGGTAGTGGTGATGCAAATAAGTTTATCGTTTATAACAGTATCGGTAAAAGCTTTTTATTCACTGTAACTGGAAAAGCTAAAGAATGGGCTAACGCTATGCAATCAGCTATTACTGCTAATCCAGGCGGCGTTATGTCAATAGTACAAAACAATACAGGGGTAAAAATTACTGCAATTGTTATAGCATAACACAAATTATTAATCATAATTCCCTGTTAGTTTTCTAGCAGGGTTTTATTAAAACTAGAAAAATGGGACACGGACATTATTCAGGAAACCACCCAAGGTTTTCTAAAAGACAAGAAGAACATTATGATGCTAGAATGGCTCATGATAAAGATTTGAGTGCCTCTGCAAGATTACATTATTTAGAAAATGATGAAACTCATCATCCAGCTAAAATGGATTATCCAGCAAGAGAAATGGACATGCCGGTTCAAAATTTTGCTTATGCAGCTAAACAAGCTAAAGAAGCAGGAGATAAAGCTTTTAAATATGCAGGAAAAACTTTTCCAGTAAAAGAAAGTGAAGATTTATCTAATCCTGTATTAAGCGACGATATGAACTTAACAGGCAAATCTTATGTAGGAGATAGAGATGGTAAACTAGGTTTTAGCGTACCAAATAAAAAGCTAGATATGCCAGTTAGAAAACATGGAGCTATGAAAGGTGATCAATCAGCTACTCATATAGATTACGCGCACTATAAAGGTACTGATAAAGGTTATCATGGACATAGTGGTTCATCTCACGGAGATCAATCAGCTACACATAGAGATTACATAAAAGGTAATGTATCTCACCCTGCTAGAGAGCATGGTAAGCCTCATGGACCTGCTATGAAGACAGCTGGAAGACCAGCAATACTTAGACATTGTAGTCCAGGACACAAATAAAGTTCTTTAAAATAATAAGCTCCGGTTTTTACCGGGGCTATTATAAAAAAAAATATTATGGCATTTAAGATGAAGGGTGCACCTTATTGCACTTGTAGTATGAATACACCTATATACAATATGGATATGGAGGAAGGTACATTAGGTGTTGCCACAAAAAATGGTAGTATACTTGTTGAAAGAAAAATGTCACCAGCTGAACAACAAGGTACTATAAACCATGAATTAATTCATTTACAAGATATAAAAGATTATAGAACTTCAGGAGGATCTAAAGGTTTAGATTATAACGAAGATGAATTAATATTTGACGGGGTATCATATCCTCGTAAAGACGGTAAAATAAAATATGAAGGTAAATGGAGACCTGAAGGCTGGCCAGGTTTTAAATGGGAACAAAAAGCTTATAGAAATTCATAATGGCATTTAAATTAAAAAACCCTTTAAAATCACCACTAAAACACAGTCATGATTTGTATCAAACAAAACCTAGTTATGGCGAAGACTTAGGACCTTATGGTTTTGCTTATGGAGAAGAAGGCCCTAAACAAATAGTGAGATACCAAAGAAGCAGCATAGATGATTCGTATCGTGGAGGTGATCAAGAGTGGGCTGGCTTTGATCCTAACATGAACACAGACTTAAGTCAAATTGACTATGATAGTTTGGATGCTGCGCAAAAAAGATATTACGATAGATATACTGATCCTGAAATAAGAAAAAAATTAATGGAGCAAGCAACATTTGCAACAGGTGAAAAAATGAATGAAGAAGATATTAACAAAATGATTATATCTACTTTAAACGTTCCTTATAATGAAACTACTAATGTAGGAAGAAAAGGTGCTGATGCAACTTTTATGCAAGATAATATGCAAGGTAAAGGACCAATTTACATTGGTCAAGGTCCTAAAACTCAAATTAGATTTCTACCAGGAACAAGTGACGCGGTAAAAGGTGAAGAAATAAGCCACGTAGTTACAGGACATTTACAAGATGAAACAGCTTATAAGTATTTAGGGAGTCCTAATGAAGCTAGAACAGGTTCAGACGCGCAAGGACGTATTGCTAGTTATTTAAATCAACCAAGTGAACTTTATGGTAATCTTTATAAACTTGGTTCTCAAATAGGATTAGAACCAAATGAACAAATAGAAAATGTTGAAGCATTAGAAAAAAGAATAAAAGAAGCTGGTTTATCGAGCGGTAACAGTCACCTTTTACGTTTATGGGATACACCAGAAGAAAGACAAAAACTACTTAATGCTTTAAATAATGTAGCATTTCAAGAGCAAAAATCACCTGGAACAACTAAATGGAATAAACTATCAGCTAAAGAAATGCTAGGTGATATAGAACAAGATAATCAATCAATGTATTCATAATGGCTTTTAGAATAAAAAACCCTTTTAAACCTCAACCTACTCTTAGTAATCAACGAACGCTAGGTAGAGATGGAAGAGTTATTTCGCCAGTAAGACAAACTGATGATGATACTAGAGAAGGAACAGTATTAGATTATAAAGACGCTGTAGCAATGGGTGATAAATTAAAATTTGAAGATTTAAGTAGAATAGACGATCCCAGAACTGCAGAAGAATATGATGCTAGTATTTCTATGCAACCTGATATAGAAATGTCTAATCCTAGTTTAATGGATAGAGGTGTTAAGTTTTTATATGATAATCCTATTATAGGTAAGGTTGCTAGTAAATATCCTTTAATTAATGAAGCATATAAAGGTGCTACTAAATTTATGATGGGTAAATCTGGTGGTAAAGGCGGTGGAGTAAGTATGGACGAAATAATTGAGAACATTAAAGGTGGCGAAAACTATACAGGTTCAGATCAAGTTGGTTGGAAATCAGAAGGTGGTCCAACATTAGCTGATCAATTTTTATCTTCTAAAGATTTGTTTAAAGTACAAGATGAAGCACCTAAGTCAGATGATTATAGTTGGATGAAAACTTATAGTCTTAAAGGTGATGAATTTGACAAGGGCATCGATGCTGTAGATACTACTAGTAATTATGAATTATACGGTAGAGATGGTTTAATAAAACCAGAGGCTTTAGAATCAGATTCTCCTAATTTTGATAGAAGAACATATAGAGAAAATTTTCCATACGCGTTAGCTGACGTTATGCGTCGTACTGAAGCTTATGATGAGCGAGGTAATTTAAAAGACTCAGGGTATAATCCTAATAAATCTATGGAAGAAAACTTTAAAGATTTATACAAAGGTAAAACTTTTTACGGCACAGGAGAAGAAAATATTAATTTAGGTAGAGGTTATTTAGGTGCTGATATGGGTGGTATGAGAGCTGGTGTAAGTACTAAAGGTAATTTACCATATATGAGTGTTTGGGATGCTAACGATTATCAAACACTTGGTAAAGGCGGTTGGTTATCTAAATGGGAACAAAATAATCCAAATGCAACTGAAGAAGAAAAAGATCAAGCAAAAAGAGGTTATATGCAAGCTCAACTTTTAAGTAGAGCTTCACGTGATCAAGGCGCTGCGGGTGGTTTTAAAACATATGATCAATTCTTTTTTACACCTGATAAGTATCAAGATTATATTTCAGATGAAGATAAAGAGTTTATGCAAGAGTTTTATGGTATACATGATGCTGGTGGAGGTATGGGATCAGGCCCAGAACCTGTAGTAATAAACGCGCGTAAGAAGAAAAAGTAAAAACATTGTTAATCAAGTGATTATAAAAAATGAGTAAAAAGAAATTTAAAGATACAACTGTTGGACAATTATTGTTTGGTGCTGCTTCTGTAATAAATCCTACATTAGGAAACGTGTTACAAGGCGTAACATCCCCAAAAGAAGCTATTGAAGCTATTACTAAATCAGACGCTCCTGCTGATGATAAAGTAAAATTACAACAAATAATATACGAACAACAAACAAAAGAAATTGAAGCTATCACATCAAGATGGCAAGCAGACTCTATGAGTGATTCATGGATGTCTAAAAACGTACGTCCATTAGTATTAATATGGTGTATATGTATATTTTCATTAGCTGGCATTTTAGACAGTGTTGAAACTATACCTTTTCATATTAATGAATTATGGAATGATACTTTTGAGAAGGTCATGATGGCCGTAGTCTTAGCCTATTTCGGCGGACGCACGACAGAAAAGGCAAGTAATATATTTAACAAAAAATAAAAAAAATAATGGGAAGTTACATAGCAAGTTTAAATGATTTCGCGGTTAGAGCAATACCGTTTGTTGCAAGTACAGTAAAACAAGATACTGCTTTAAATATTAGCGCGAATAATAGTGCTAATTTAGCAGCTTCACAAACAGCTGTATGTGTTCCTTCAGGTGGAACAGCATATGCAAAATCAACTGATTATACTTTTGAATTAACAACGGATAGTAGTGTTCCTAACGCTTCTGTTAATAGTGTAAAAGCTACATACGTAGGTCCTAAAGCATACAATAAAGCTTTAGCTACAGAAACTTTTATATTTAATGCAGCTGCTTTAGCTCCACTAGGAAGTGATGGTCAAAATCCAATTTCAGGAACAGTTACAGTTACTTTAGTAGCTGGTAACCTTGATTTTCCTGTATCTACTAAATATTGGAACAATGAATGTGTTGCAGTTTATGTAGGTGGTTCAGCTGGTAATATAGTTGGTACATTAGCTTCAGATGATTCTGAAACTACAATAGCAGTGGCTGCAAATTCAGGTGTTTTACCAGTCGCTTTTAAATCATTAAATAGTACTACTACAACTGCAGGAAGTTTAGTTTTACTACAGTAAACACAATTAAAAACAATTAAATTTTATTAAATTATGGCAAAAGCTAAAAAAATTACAAAAGAAGAATTAGAGAACGTTAAAAACTTAAATAATAAAGCTAATGAAATAGCTGTACAAATAGGAAGTTTAGAGGTTCAAAAAGATTTATTAGTAAAAGAATTTTTATCAAACAATGTACTTGTAGATAAAGCTAAAAATGAATTGCAAGAAAAATACGGAGATGTATCTATTGATTTAAAAGATGGTTCTATAAAATCAATTGATGAGGTTGAAAATGGAAAATAATATAAGAAAAATCAGTATAGGTACTGATTATAAGAATGACGCAATGCATTATGCAGTTGGACAACAAGTATATGGTGGTCATGAAATATCACATATATTGTTTAATGAAAAAGATAATTCTTACAACATACATATAAAAAAATCTAATGAGGTTTTGCCATGGAAGAAGTTTAACTCTAACATGGCTATCTCAATAGAATATGATTTAGAGTACTAATGAAAAGCTTATATGATTTTATCGTAGAACCCCTAGGTGAAACATATAACAATGAAGTTCAGGTAGAGGATAAAAAGTTAATAGTAAATTCTAAAATAGAAAGCTTTAAATTTGTTAATAGACACGCTATTGTTAAAGCATGTCCTTTAGCCTATTATACCGGAATAAATGTAGGTGATATTGTTATAGTTCATCAAAACGTTTTTAGAGTTTTTTATGATACTAAAGGTAAACAAAAGAAAAGTAGATCTTGGTTCAAAGATAATTTATATTTTTGCCAACCAGATCAAGTTTATTTATATAAACAAAACGATGTTTGGAATACTTTTAATGATAGATGTTTTGTAAAACCTATAAAAAACAAATCAACTCTAAGCAGCAAAAAAGAACAAGACTTAATCGGTATACTAAAATATGGTAATAGTTTCTTAGAAAGCAAGGAAATATATCCAGGAGACTTAATAGGTTATACTCCATACGGTGAATGGGAGTTTGTTATAGACGAAGAACGTCTTTATTGTATGAAATCAAATGATATTGTAATTAAATATGAAAATAAAGGAAACGAAGAAGAATATAATCCAAGCTGGGCAAGTAGCAGTAGATGAACTAATAAAAGTTGCAAAAGAACCTATTGTTGATAGTGACGATGATATATCTGCAGACAGACTTAAAAATGCAGCAGCTACAAAAAAATTAGCTATATTTGATGCTTTTGAAATACTTAACCGTATTGAAGAAGAAAAAAATATGCTAGAAGATAAGCCAAAAGAAGAAGTTAAAAAAGAAAAAACCTTCAAGGGTTTTGCAGAAGGAAGATCTAAGTAATGTATTCTCAAACTTTATATAAAATATTAAAAGATCATATTAAGCCACATATTGTTAGTAAAAACAATAAAAAGAAAAAATGGGAATATGGTTATAATAAAGAGCACGATATTGTTATAATAAGTAAAAGCGGTCAAATAGGTGAGATATATGAAATACAAAACCTTAAAATAGCTTTACCTAAACAAAAAAACATACACAGTTTTGAAAATAATAAATGGGATAAAACAGAGTATCCTAAATCTTTATCAAAAATTAAAACTGTTTTTGATTGGAAACAATATCCAGAAGATTTTAAAGAAAAATGGTATGATTATATTGATCAAGAATTTACTCGTAGAGAAGAAGGTTTTTGGTTTTATAATAAAGATAAAGCTACTTATATTACTGGCACTCATTATATGTACCTGCAGTGGTCTAAAATTGACGTCGGGGCACCAGACTTTCGAGAAGCAAATAGATTATTCTTTATTTTCTGGGAAGCTTGTAAAGCAGATCAACGATGCTACGGGATGTGCTACCTTAAGAACAGGCGTTCCGGGTTTTCTTTCATGGCCTCTGGAGAGGTGGTCAACCTGGCAACCATATCAAGTGACTCCAGGTATGGTATATTATCAAAGTCCGGTCCTGATGCAAAGAAGATGTTCACAGACAAAGTGGTTCCAATTTCGGTTAATTATCCCTTCTTTTTCAAACCAATACAGGACGGAATGGATCGTCCAAAAACCGAACTTGCCTATCGTGTCCCCGCCTCCAAGTTTACCAGACGTAAACTCGAGACCAATGAAACCGTGGAGGAGTTACAAGGACTTGATACCACCATCGACTGGAAGAATACAGGTGATAACTCCTACGATGGGGAGAAACTCAAACTCCTTGTACATGATGAATCAGGGAAGTGGGAAAAGCCAAACAACATCCTCAACAACTGGAGGGTTACAAAAACCACACTAAGATTAGGTAGTAGAATTATTGGAAAATGTATGATGGGTTCAACAAGCAACTCATTAGACAAAGGTGGTGATAATTTTAAAAAATTATATGATGATTCAGATGTTACACAAAGAAACGCAAATGGACAAACACGTTCGGGACTCTATAGTTTGTTCATTCCTATGGAATGGAATTACGAAGGATACATTGATTCTTATGGATTACCTGTGTTCGACACACCTGGAAAACCAATCATTGGACCTAGAGGAGATAAAATTGATATTGGAGTTATTAAATATTGGGAAAATGAAGTTGAAGGATTAAAGCAAGATCAAAACGCTTTAAATGAGTTTTACAGACAGTTTCCAAGAACAACTCAACATGCTTTTAGAGATGAATCTAAAGCTTCTTTATTTAATCTAGTAAAGATATACGAACAAATAGATTTTAATGAAGATACAAATAGCTACAAAATAGTAACTAAAGGATCTTTTATGTGGGAGAATGGTGTTAAAGATACTAGAGTTATTTTTATGCCAAATGAAAACGGTAGATTTAATGTTTCATGGGTTCCACCTAAACATTTGCAAAACAATGTTATAATTAAAAATGGTGTTAAATATCCAGGAAACGAACATACAGGATGTTTTGGATGTGACCCTTATGACATATCTGGAACAGTAGATTCTAGAGGATCAAACGGTTCGTTACACGGACTTACTAAATTTTCTATGGAAAACGTACCTCCAAATATGTTTTTTTTAGAATATATATCAAGACCACAAACAGCTGAAATATTTTTTGAAGATGTTTTGATGGCTTGTATTTTTTATGGTATGCCAATATTAGCAGAAAACAATAAGCCAAGATTGCTGTATCATTTTAAAAGAAGAGGTTATAGAGGTTTTAGCATGAACAGACCTGATAAACTTTTTATGAAACTTTCAGTAACAGAAAGAGAAATAGGTGGAATACCTAATTCAAGTGAAGATATTAAACAAGCGCATGCCGCTGCTATAGAATCATATATAGAAACCTACATTGGTAATTTAGGTTTAAAATATGGTGATATGTATTTTCAAAAAACATTAGAAGACTGGGCTAAGTTTGATATAAATAATCGAACAAAACACGATGCTTCTATTAGTAGTGGTTTAGCAATAATGGGTTGTAATAAAAATATGTATAAACCCATATTTACTAGAACTTTAACACCAAAACCATTAGGTTTTAAAAAATATAGTAATAAAGGAAATATTTCAAAAATAATAAAATAGATGATAACATATAATTATGCAGGTTCATTTCCTAGTCAGGTGGTACCGGACGCGGAAAAGCAAACGATGGAATATGGTTACGCTGTAGGTAGAGCTATTGAAGGAGAGTGGTTTTCTGGAGATAGAGGAGGTATGGGTAACAGATACCAAAACAGCTGGTTAAATTTTCATAGACTAAGACTATATGCTAGAGGTGAACAACCTGTTCAAAAATATAAAGATGAACTTGCTGTAAACGGTGATTTATCATATCTTAATTTAGACTGGAAACCAGTTCCTATTATACCTAAATTTGTAGATATAATAGTCAATGGTATGTCTCAAAGAATTTTTGATATAAAAGCATTTGCTCAAGACCCTGAGTCATTAAAGCAAAGAACAAAATACGCAGACGCTATAATGCGTGATATGTATGCTAAAGAAATGATACAAGCTACTAAAGAAGCTACAGGTTTAAATTTCTTTAATAGCGCTGATCCTAATAATATTCCTGAAACTCAAGAGGATTTAGACTTACATATGCAATTAAGTTACAAGCAGTCTATAGAAATTGCAGAAGAAGAGGCTATTGACAACGTTTTACAAGCCAACAAATATGAGTTAGTTAAAAGAAGATTAATAGAAGATTTAACAGTAATAGGTATAGCTGCAACAAAAACTAATTTTAATTTAGCAAATGGAATTGATATTGATTATGTTGATCCTGCTAATCTAGTATATTCTTACACAGAAGATCCAAATTTTGAAGATATATACTATGTAGGCGAAGTTAAATCAATGAGTTTGGTAGAAGTAAAAAAACAATTTCCATGGTTAACTGATCAAGAATTAGAAAAAATAGAAAAATATCCTGGTGATGCTAATTACACTAGAAACTTTTATGCTCAACAAGATTCTTATAATCAAGTTCAGGTGCTATATTTTGAATATAAAACATATAGTAATCAAGTTTTTAAAATAAAACAAACTGAGCAAGGTTTAGAAAAAGCATTAGAAAAGCCAGATACTTTTAATCCTCCATCTAATGATAATTTTGAAAGAGTTGGTAGAGCTATAGAAGTTTTATATACAGGTGCTAAAATATTAGGTCATGATATGATGTTGGAGTGGAAACTATCAGAAAACATGACTAGACCTAACGCTAATGTTAGTAAAGTTAATATGAATTATTGTATATGTGCTCCTAAATTATATAAAGGTATGATTGAATCTACGGTGAGTCGTATTACAGGCTTTGCTGATATGATTCAATTAACACATTTAAAATTACAACAAGTGTTATCTCGTATGGTTCCAGACGGTGTATTTGTAGATGTTGATGGTTTAGCTGAAGTTGATTTAGGTAATGGTACTAACTATAATCCTGCAGAAGCTTTAAACATGTATTTTCAAACTGGTAGTATTGTTGGTAGATCAATGACTCAAGAAGGTGATATAAATAGAGGTAAAGTACCTATTCAAGAATTACAAACATCTTCAGGTGGCCAAAAAATAGCTAGCTTAATACAAACTTATCAATATTATTTACAGATGATAAGAGACGTAACCGGATTAAATGAAGCTACGGATGCAAGTACTCCTGATGTAAAAGCGTTAGTAGGTTTACAAAAAATTGCTGCAGCTAATTCTAACACAGCTTTAAGACATTTAATGAAGGCTAGTTTATATTTAACTTTAAGAGTATGTGAAAACATTTCATTAAGAATAGCAGATGTTCTTCAATATCCTTTAACTAGAGCTGCTTTAATAGATTCTATATCTGCTTATAATACAGGTACATTAGAAGAATTACAAGAAAAAAGTTTACAAGACTTTGGTATATTTTTAGAATTAGAACCAGATGAAGAGCAAAAAGCGCAGCTTGAACAAAACATACAGGTTGCTTTAGCTTCTGGTGGTATAGATTTAGACGATGCTATAGATATTAGACAAGTTAAAAATTTAAAACTAGCTAATCAATTATTAAAGCAAAAACGTAAAAAGAAATTAGAAAAAGATCAAGCAGCTCAACAAGCTAATATACAAGCTCAAGCCGCTGCTAATGCTCAAGCTGCTGAGCAAGCTACTTTAGCTGAAATGCAAAAAAGACAAGCATTAGCTGAAACAGAAGTTCAAATAGAACAAGCTAAATCTCAATTTGAAATACAACGTATGCAAACTGAGGCTAGTATTAAAAAAGAATTAATGGCTGAAGAGTTTAATTACAATATGCAATTAGCTCAAATTAAAGCAGATGCAGAAGGAAGAAAAGAACAAGAAATAGAAAACAGAAAAGATAAAAGAATTAAAATGCAAGGTACGCAAGAATCTCAATTAATACAGCAAAGACAGAATAACGCTTTGCCTACTGATTTTGAATCTGCTGGTTTTGATTCTTTAGGTGGTTTTGATTTAGAACAATTTGAACCTAGATAAAACTATTTATTAATTATTTAATTATATTATATTATGTCAGAAACTAAAACAAATGAACCTGTTAAACAAGAAGGTGACTTTAAAATTAAAAAGAAAAGAGTACCTAAAAAATTAACAGTTCCAGAAGAAACAGTTAAAATTGATTTAGCAGCTCAAAAAAAGGCCGCAGAACCAATTAAAGTTGATTTAACTAAAACAGAAGAAAAAGATGCCGTTCAAAAGCAAGAAACAGAGAGCAGCGTGTTACGCGAAGAAGGATCCGAGGTGGGATTGCAAGAAGTGGGACAAACACACGAAGGGACCGCTGAGAATGTTATTGAAGAAATACCAGTAACTGAAGAAGAAAAAGAAAAAGAAACAAAAGAAAAACCTGAGCCGATAAAAAAAGTAGAAGCTCCGGTAAAACAGTTACCTGAAAATGTAGAGAAACTAGTTTCATTTATGGAAGAAACTGGAGGAACGGTAGAAGATTATGTAAGATTAAATGCTGATTATGAAAATATTGATAATGAAGCATTGTTAAGAGAATATTATAAAAATACTCGTCCACATTTAAGCTACGATGAAGTTAACTTCTTAATGGAAGATAATTTTAAAGTAGATGAAGATGTAGATGAAGAACGCGAAGTTAAAAAGAAAAAATTAGCGTTCAAAGAAGAAGTTGGAAAAGCTAAAAGCTATTTAAACGGTTTAAAAAGCAAGTACTATGATGAGATCAAGTTGAGATCAAATGTAAATGCTGATCAACAAAAAGCTATAGATTTTTTCAACCGATACAACGAAGATCAGAAAACACTATCTAAACAAAGAGAGGTTTTTCAAAAAGTAACTAAAGATACTTTTACTGATGAATTCAAAGGTTTTGATTTTAAAGTAGGTGATAAAAAATTTAGGTACGGAGTAAGAAATCCTAACGAAATAGTGGAAAATCAAACAGATATTACAAACTTTGTCGAGACGTTCTTAGACAAAGATGGCATGTTAGTTGATCCACAAGGATACCACAAAGCCATGTATGCTGCAAGGAATTCTGATACTATTGCAAAACATTTTTATGAGCAAGGAAAAGCGGATGCTACTAAAGAATTAGTTGCTAAAACTAAAAACTTAAGTACTGAACCTAGAAAAGAAAGCTCAGGAGATGTTTTTGTTAAAGGACTCAAAGTTCGCGCAATAAGTGGCTCTGATGCTTCAAAACTTAGAATAAAAACAAGGAAATTTAACAATTAAAACTAATTAAAATGAGTTTAACTCCACAATTTGGGTCTATTATCCCATCACAAAAACAAGAGTTACTTAATAGTAACTACTTACAGTGGACTGATAAGGCAGGTAATGATTTTGTTGACTTTGCGCAGCAATATTTACCAGAAATCTACGAACAAGAAGTTGAGCGTTATGGAAACAGAACGTTATCAGGTTTCTTGAGAATGGTAGGTGCTGAAATGCCTATGACGTCTGACCAAGTAATTTGGTCTGAACAAAATAGATTACACATTGCGTATGACGGTGTTGCTATCGGAAATGGTGCAGGTGTAAATACTATTACAATTACTGTAACAGCTACAGTAAAAAACGTAGTATCTCCTAAGAGTACTATCGTTATTATGGATGACGCTGGTAAAGAAATCAAAGCTTATGTATCTGCTAGTAATACTGCTACAGGTGTATTAAACGTTCTTCCTTACACAGCTGCTGATTTACAAGGATTTGCTGCAACTGGTAAAATCTTTGTTTATGGTTCTGACGTACAAAAAGGTCAGTCTGTAAGCAATGCTCCAGACGCTGCAGGTGCTGTAACTGGTGATCAATACATCAGTGTTGATCCTGCTTTCACACAATTCTCTAACTCACCAATCATTATTAGAAGCAAGTACGTTGTATCTGGTTCTGATACTGCACAAATCGGTTGGGTTGAAGTTGCTACTGAAGACGGAACATCTGGATATTTATGGTATCTTAAAGCTGAGTCTGAAACAAGACTTAGATTTGAAGATTACTTAGAAATGTCTATGGTTGAAGGTGAATTATCTAAAAATGGTGGTGCTGCTATTAAAGCACTTACTAAAGGTACACAAGGTTTATTTGCTGCTATCGAAGATAGAGGTAATGTAAACGTTGGATTCACTGCTGCTGCTGGTATTGATTCATTCGATGCTATTCTTAAAAACTTAGATACTCAAGGTGCTATTGAAGAAAACATGCTTTTCTTACAAAGACAAACAGCTTTAGATTTTGATGATATGTTAGCTAATATATCTGGAGGCTATGCTGGTGGTACTGCATTTGGTTTATTTGAGAACTCTGAGGAAATGGCATTAAATTTAGGTTTCTCTGGATTCAGAAGAGGTTCTTATGACTTCTATAAGACTGACTGGAAATACTTAAACGATGCTTCTACTAGAGGTGCTATGGACGGTGTTAGTTCTATTGAAGGTGTATTAATACCTGCTGGAACATCTACTGTTTATGATCAAATTCTTGGTACAAACATTAGAAGACCTTTCTTACACGTAAGATATAGAGCTTCTCAAGCTGATGATAGAAGAATGAAGTCTTGGCTAACTGGTTCAGTTGGTGGGGCATTTACTTCTACTCTTGATGCTATGGAAGTTAACTTCTTATCAGAAAGATGTCTTGTAACTCAAGGTGCTAACAACTTTGTATTATTCAAAGGAGTGTAAGTACTTGAAATAAGGTAAGGGCGCTTCGGCGCCCATATACCTTTAACTTATTTAATTATATTATATTATGGAAAAAAATAAAAAATCAGAGGTGGTTGAAAAACCTATTAAGGTTAATCCACCTAAAAAAGAAGTTAAACCTTCTTGGGAAATAAAAGATAGAAGATATTACTTAAATGATAATAAAGAACCATTAACATTTACAATACCTTCTAAACATACTAGAAAACACTCGTTACTTTATTTTGACGCAGAGTCAGGTAAACAAAGAGAACTTAGATATGCTACTAATCAAGATTCTCCTTTTGTAGATGAACAAAAAGGTGAAGCAACTTTAGGTCATATAATTTTTAAAGATGGAGCATTAATGGTTCCTAAAGAAAAACAAAATCTTCAAAAGCTTTTATCATTATATCATCCGTTAAGAAACAAAATGTATTCAGAGTTTAACGCTGTAGAAGAAGCTACTGATGAATTACAATTATTAAGCCTTCAAGTTGATGCTTTAAATTTAGCTAGAGAAATTGATATTGATTTAGCAGAAGCAATATTAAGAGTTGAAGTAGGTTCTAAAGTTAATGAGATGTCTTCAAAAGAATTAAAAAGAGATTTATTAATTTTTGCAAGAGCTAATCCTATATTGTTTATGGAGTTAGTAAGAGATGAAAATGTTCATCTTAGAAATGTTGCAATTAGAGCAACTGAAGCAGGTATTATAAAATTATCTCAAGATCAAAGATCGTTTAGTTGGGGTTCTAATAATAGAAAACTAATGAATGTTCCTTTTGATGAAAATCCTTATTCAGCAATGGCTGCTTTCTTTAAAACAGATGAAGGAGTAGAAATTTACAAGTCTATAGATAAAAAACTCTAAAAACATGTAATAATAATAATTGTAAAGAACGCGCAAGTGACTATAAGGACCAGCTAGTGCAAACTGTGTGTGAGAGCGGTCCGTGCAGATGTTAATCGTGGGCTTTACAAAACAGCAAAGAGATGAGCTCGCCTCCTCCCTTACATTCCCACCCAGGTGGGAGCGTAATAGGAAGCGGACTCATCCCCCTGGCCGTTTAAAAAATAAGATTAAATGGCAATAAATGTAGATAAAGTTTACAAAACAGTCTTACTTATAATCAACAAAGAACAAAGAGGTTATTTAACTCCAGATGAGTTTAATAAAATTGCAACTCAAGTTCAACTAGAAATATTTGAAAGCTATTTTGAAACGTTAAATCAACAAATAAGATTACCACAAAACGAAAGTGAATATGGTAATAGATATAAAACGGTTCAAGAAAAACTAGATATTTTTAAAGTACTAGGCAACACTACTTATGTCGCTAGTAATCCTAACTATTTCAACACTCCCAACTCTGGAGTGGCAAGCGGTACGCAGACTTTTGCGACAGTTAATAATCAAACCGCTTATACATTAACAACAATAACACAAGCTCAAGTAGAAGATAGTAACGTTATAGTAACACTAAATGGTGTTGCTTATACTAATTATAATATAACTGGTGGTACTTTTAATCTTACCGCTGGATCTATTGCAGCTGGATCTACGTTATTAATAACTTTATATCCACAAGATTTTTATAAATTAGGAACTGTATTATACAAAGATGATAAAGAAGTTCAATGTGTAGAAAGAAATGAGCTAGCTCAAATGAACATGTCTACTATTACAAAACCTTCTGAGTATTTTCCAGTGTATGTATATGAAGATAAAAAAATTATAATATATCCTCAAACAATAAACTCTAATGTATCAGTAACTTATGTTAGAAAACCATCAGATGTAACGTGGAATTTTACAACTACTACTGGTTATTATGTTTGGGATCCAACAACTTCTGTTGATTTTGAATTAGATGTATCAGAGCAAAGCACAGTTATTTTAGAAGTTTTAAAATATGCTGGTGTAACTATTAAAGATCCTGCTATAGTTCAAGCAGCAGCTCAAGAATTAGCAGCTAATGAAATAAACGAAAAACAATAATAAAAAATGGCTAGTATAATAAAACCACCGAATAACGGTTTAATAACAGAAACAGCGCAACAATATTATGCAGGTTCACAAAACTTTAGAGGTGATGGTAACACCACTAAGTTTACAACTACATTCGACACTGATTTATATTATGGTTCATGGAACCCTACAACTGCAGAATATGCTTTAAATAATTTTAAAATATATACTAGTTTATTAGGTACACCAGGAACATGGTCTGAATTTACAACACAATATGCTGTTTCAGGTAACACAATTGAGTTTACTCAAGGTGCTCCAGCAAATAATTTATTTATAGTTGTTCAGTTGAAATCATTAAGCGGTGGTAAATATGGAGATACAGATCAAGAAAAAGCTTTTGGTGAAGTAGTTGAAGATAATTATGGTAGCTATCAATACATAAAACTAAATGATATTATAAACAATTTTTTAGTAGGATATGTTGGAAAAGACAAATTAATACCTAATGTAAAAAGAACTGATGTAATATTTCATGCTAAAAGAGCAATGCAAGAATTTAGTTATGATACATTAAAAAGTATAAAGTCGGCTGAGTTAACCATACCTGCTAACTTAACATTAATACTTCCTCAAGATTATGTTAACTATGTTAGATGTTCATGGATAGATCAACTAGGTGTTAAACATATTATATACCCTACAAACAACATAACTATTAGTCCTTATTATACACAACTTCAAGATGATGATGGTATTCCTACTCAAGATAATTTTGGAAATGATACAGAAGGTACATCAATAGTTCAAGAAAGATGGCATAAAGCAAATACTACCTTAATAAACAGTAATTTAACTGAAGCTGAAATAAATAATTCTATTGATCCAGATTTTTATGGATACGGTTATGGTTGGGGCTTAGGTACTGGTTATGGTTATGGTGAAAGATATGGATTAGAACCGTCTGCTTCTCAAATGAACGGGTGGTTTAATATAAATGAAAGAGAAAACAAGCTTTCTTTTTCTAGTAATTTAGCTGGTAATTTAATGGTTTTTGAATATGTGTCAGATGGTTTAGCATATGATCTTGATAGTAAAGTACCTAAATTAGCAGAAGACGCTATGTATGCTTATATAATATATTCTATAATTTCTACAAGAATTAATCAGCCAGAGTATGTTGTAATGAGACTTAAAAAAGAAAAAGCAGCTAAGCTAAGAAACGCAAAAATTAGATTGTCTAATATTAAACTAGATGAAATAGTACAAGTTATGCGTAACAAATCTAAATGGATTAAAAATTAATAATGGCAGAAAATAAAAACAGCTTCATCAAGTCTAAAATGAATAAAGACTTAGATGATAGACTAGTACCAAATAACGAATACAGAGACGCAAAGAATATTGCTGTCTCTAGATCTGAAGACCAAGATGTTGGCGCGCTAGAAGCTGTTTTAGGTAATGAAATTATAATAAACAGTGCTGCGGGTCAACAGTGCATAGGCACTTTTGTTGATGATGCTAGTGGTTATGTTTATTTCTTTTTAACAGATTACGAGGGTAGTACTTTAGCACCTTCTACAGCTAATTGCTCTATAAATAGATGGCAACCAAGTTCTAATACTACTGTTGCAACTGTTCTAGCAAGCGGTTCTTATTTAAACTTTTCTACAGCTAATCCAATGCATGGTATAAACCTGTTAGAATCTTTATTGTTTTTTACAGATAATAGAAATCAACCTAGAGTTATAAATGTAGTAACTGCTACTCAAAACCCTAACTATTATAATAGTGAAGAAAGTGTAAGTGTTGCTAAGTTTTCTCCTTATGTTGCTCCTGCTTTAATAGATTTAAGAAGTGTTAGCGCTTTAAAACCTAGTACAATGTCTGATGCTGAAAACCTACCTAGTATTACTATAGGTTCTATTATTTGGGCTACTGATAATTTAGATGTAACTAGATATAGAAATGGCGATTTAATACCACAAGCTGAATCTTTTGCTGATTGGACTAATTTTGATACTCTTAACACGGGTTGTTGGTGTTATTATGAAAATCAATTATCTAATGGCGTTATATATCAAAAGCTTTACAATAGGCATGCTGTAACTGATACGAGAAATCTAGCTCCATATGGTTATAGATTAGCTGAAGAAGCTGATTATACTAACCTTATAACTGAAACACAAACAACAGCTCCAGCTAGTTTAAAATCTACGGATTTTTGGAGTAGTACAGCTGCCGCTACAAACAACACATCGGGATGGGATGGTACTCCTTCTGGTGAAAGGTCAGCAACTGCTAGTAATAATGATTTTAATAATTTAACTACTCAAGGAAAATGGTGGGTAGCTGATGCTAATAAATATTTTTATTTACAAGACAATAATAACGCGCCAACTATAGTTGCAAACACAGGCACTAAACAAGGATATGCTGTAAGAGTTATACAAGAAGTTGGTTTTAAAGGTTGGCAAGGTGATCCTGAATTATTACGTGATAAATTTATAAGGTTTAGTTATAGATTTAGATTTGATGATGGTGAATATTCTATTATAGCTCCATTTACTCAAGAGTGCTTTATACCTCAACACGAAGGTGAATTTTTAAATGAAGATGAAGACGATACAATGAGATCTACTATTGTAAAGTTTATGCAAAACAATATTAATAATATAATATTAAACATAGAGCTACCTTCATTAAATATAATAGACGATTATAAGATAAATGAAATAGATATTATATATAAAGAGTCTGACGCATTAGCTTATAAAATTCTTCAAAGCGTTGAAGTAAATCCACAATTTATAACTAATCTAAATAATACTAATATATATCAGTATACATATCAATCAACAGTACCTTTTAAAACTTTACCTACAGACGAAACAACAAGAGTTTACGACAAGGTTCCTGTAAAAGCTTTAGCTCAAGCTATAGCTGGTAATAGAGTTATGTATGCTAACTTTACACAAGGATACAATGCTCCTTTAGGTTTAAATTATGCAGTTGGTTTAAGCGATAGAGTTGCGCAAATAGCAGAGGAATATCCTCAACATTCAGTAAAACAAAACAGAAATTATCAAGTAGGTATAATTTTAGCAGATAAATGGGGTAGGCAAACTGATGTAATATTATCTTCAAAAGACAATGTATTAATTGCAGGTGGTGAACCAACTGAAGGATCAAATTATTTTACAACTTATAGACCTGTTGAAAACGCGTCACAGGTTCAAGGTTGGACAGGAGAAAATTTAAATATAAGATTTGACTCTATTATAAATATTAATGGTGATACTAGTGGTTTATATGCACAGCCTAGCTTGTATACTGTAGAAGGACCAATGTCTAGTCCTTTTCCAGCTTTCTTTAATTGGAGTACACAAGAGCTTAATACAGTAGCTAATCAAGCTGCTTATACATTTCTTAATTTATCTTATCAAGATTTAAATGCTTCTACTTTATTTACACTTTGGCTAAATGAAGGAAAAGGCTGGATACAAGTTGCTTCTAATACATACGCTGTTACTGATAGTGGTAATGATGAAATAACTATTACATTTAGTTCAGGCGCGCCCGCTGCTGCTAATTATAAATTAAGAGGAAGAGTGTTATACAACTCTCAATATAGATACCAAATAGAAAACTTTGGACTTACTGTTTCAGCTACTACTGAATTGTTTGGTGCTGGGAAATATTTAAGAGGTAAATATCAAGACTATGTTGAAGTTGAATCATTTAGTCAACAAGGTTCAGCTGATAGATATTTATTCTTTACAAATGAAGAAATAGATAACGCGTATATGTTCCAAGGTGATACTGATCCTAGTAGTAATCCTAGCACTAGAACAGAACCTAAAACTTTTCTTACTGTAAACAATTATACGTTTGATATAAATGTAAATGGTTTTTATTCATATAGAGTAGTAGTAAAACAACAACAACAAGAATTTTATAATGTATATTTACCTGGAATAGTTAGTGGTTATCCAATACAAGGTAATACAACAGAAATAGGTAGTACTGCTTTTGTAACATTAATACATGATAATATAAACAAAGTACCTAGACAATTAAAAGAAATAAGTAATCAAGATGTTCAATTTAACAGTGAATTAACTTGGTTTGGTAGAGTAACGAACAACTCTGTATTAACTGCTGGTAACAATCAACAATACGGTCCTAATACAACACCTGATTCAGTTGAATTAATAGGTGCTATTAAAGATGTTTTTCCTGGTCTTGCATTTGCTGCTGCACCTAGTACTGCTGGTGAAATAAATGATAATGCTATATTTGATGTAGAATCAAAACCTTTTATAGCTAAAGTAAATGTACAAAAAGCTATTGGAGTACAACAAGCAGTTTTTAATACTCAAGCTGTTGGATCAGAGTATCCAGACTCAATGTCTTTATCGGTATATGAAACTTCACCTACTGTTTCTAATTTAGATTTATTTTACGAAACATCAACAAGTGGTTTAATATCAGATATTAACACAGCTATTGTAAGTTCTGGTACTGCGATAATTGGTTTAAGTACTTTTACTTGGTTGCATAACGAAGGTGATTGCGCGGGATCTGATTTAACAACTCCGTTTTTTGCATTAACTCCTCAAGGTAATGATGTTACAAGTACAGCTATTTTATCATCTGTTTATTCATTTGATTTACAAGATCAAGTAGATACTAGTGTTAATAGAAATAGTGAATTTCAAATTGTAGCTGCCGGTGGAGGATCTTGGAAAATACAATTAGTAGACCCTCATGCTGCTTTGTTAAACTTTGAATTTTTAGAAAAATATCAATTTAATATACAGTTTACACAAGCAGATGGAACTGTTTCAAATCAAACATTTGTAAGAACTTTATTAAATGATTTACCAGTTATAGATTTAGTCACTAATCCTCAACCAGGTCCAACTCAATCAACAATATTAAAAGCTACAGGTAATGCGTTTAATGGTATAGGTTTAGTGAAAGGATTTAATGGTAGTTGTAATACATGCGACAGAACAAGAGATCTGCAGTGGACTATACAATCTGCAAGATGGCAAAATGGTTCAGGAGTATGGTATAGTTATATAACAGGAACTAATACAACAGCTCCTACATCTTCTACTGACATAGCAACTTATTATTTTATAAAAGCTCAAGGTCAAGAAAACCAAACAACTTGTACTGGTAATAGTCCAGAAAATTTTTATGGTATATGGTTAGAAAGAAAAACAAATGTAAGCGGACAACCAGGAACTTTACAAGGTGATTTCTTTGCGCCTAATCTACATGAAGTTACTATTCAACTTACTGATCAAAATGGAACCGGAGCTTCAAGTATATTAGCTATACAGTTTACGCCTACAGCTACAACTTACAGCAATGTTGTTGCGAGTTCTTATACTGCTTCTACAGTTCCTTCAAGTCCGTTTTATATAAATCCTGCTAATCACTGGCAAACCCCACCAACAGGTACTGGTATGGCGGCTACATGTCCAACAGCTACTTCAACTCCTGTTCTTCCAACATGGGTTGGTGAAATTGCTAACTGGACTAGTAATACTGTTTATATATACGCTAAAACATATAGTCAAACTAGTACAACATTTGTTTTAAACGCTACATTTGGTGGTTATAATACACAAGATACTACTGGAATGAACGCTCCTGCAGAAGGTGATGGAACCAGAGCTTTTACTGGTCCAATAACAATTAACCACAGTACAGCTGGTGTACAATATCATGTTATAGGTACATTAGCTGCATTTAATCCTAGTCCACTACAACAAAATAATGCTGTAGTGCCGGGTGATTCTGGAAACGTTGGTGATGGTCCATTTGATTGGAGTGATTGTACTTGGATAAACAACAAGATAACATGGACAAGTCTAAGTACTTGTGGTGCTAATGCAAGATTAACTTTAGTATATGACACCGTGTTACAAAATCCACCACCAAGTCCTCAAAATGTTCAAGCTGTTAGTAATACTAGTCCACCTTTCCACACTACATCGTGGTATAAGACAACTGGCTGGCCATCATAGTAAAATATTAAATAAATAAGTGATTATAAAACATGGCAACTACATTACAAATAAAATACTATAATACCTATATTTTAAAGAAGATAAACCAAACATGGAACTCTTCAACTGGTACTATGGATAGAACAAATGCTCAATATGATTGGTATGTTGAAGAGTCTAGAATAAAAGGTGATTTTAATGGTAAGTTTTCTGGTATTGCACCAAGAGCTTATTTAGCTACAGAAAATAAATACCAAGAGCAGTTTGGTAATACTATAATATACTCTGGTGTTTTTAATTCAAGAACAGATGTAAATGAAACTAATCAGTTTTCAGTTGCTAATGATATAACTAGAACAGTAGATCCAGCAAAAGGTACAATACAATTACTATATGCTGAAGATACTAATTTAAATATATTTCAAGAATATAAAGTTAATAGAGCTTTAATTGATAAAGACGCTATATATACTGCAGAAGGTCAACCTATAACAACAAGCACTAATTTAGTAATTGGACAAATACAACCTTATGCTGGTGAATATGGTATTGCAACAAATCCTGAATCATTTGCTGTTTATGGTTATAGAAAATATTTTACAGATGCTAATAAAAGTGCTGTAATGAGATTGTCTCAAGATGGTTTAACAGAAATATCTAGTTATGGTATGTTTGATTATTTTAGAGATCAATTAAGTTTAAGCAACCTAGGTAGTTTAGGTAAATTAATAGGTGGCTGGGATATTCACAGTAAACAATATGTTTTATCAATACAACCTACTATTGGTAAAAGTGAAGGATCTAGAGCTTTTACTTTAGGATTTGATGAAAAAGTTAGGGGCTGGACAAGCTTTTTTGATTTTGTTCCTGCTCAAATGTTTAGCGTAGATAATAGGTTTTACACCTTTAATTTAACAGGAGATCTTTATCAACATTATTCTGAAAACGTAAATAGAGCTCAGTTTTATGAAGTTAAACACGATTCAACTGTAACTACTATTTTTAACGCTCAACCTTCTATGAGTAAAAGTTTTCAAACTATTAATTATGAAGGAGATGGTAACTGGGAACTAGAAACTTTTCAAACATTTTTAAATGACACATCAGATACAGCTCATTCTATAGGTGTTTACAAAGTACCTACGTCATTAGCTAACATGGAACAATCTTTACTAAGAAATAATTTTAAAGCAAAAGAAAATAAATACTTTGCTAATTTAATTAACACTAGTCCATCAAATCCTGGTGAAATTATTTTTGGAGCTGATATATCAGGTGTAAAAGGATTTTTTGCAGTAGCTACATTTAAAGCTACTAATACAGCTGGATCTAGTCAAACAAACGAATTATTTGCTGTATCTACAGAATACAAGCAATCATCATATTAAATTAAATGCTAATAAAAAAATTTAAAACCAATAAAGAAAAAAATATTCTTAATTGGTGGAATGACTGGGGTTTAAAAACTCCAGACATAGAATGTCTACCTAAAAAAGGGTATGTTGTAATTTATAATAATATAAAAGTAGCAGCAGGTTATTTGTATTATACTAATGCAAAAATAGCTTATGTTGATTTTGTTATATCTAATATTAATTATAGAGAAAAAAATAGAAACGACTTGATTACATTGCTAATTGATTACATGGTTAATAAAGCTTTAAAAAAAGGTTGTAAATTTGTATGGGCTACAACATCTAATAAAAACATAGTAGACAAAGTAAAAAAACTAAAATACAAAGTGTTAGACAAAAAACACGATATAATTTATAAATATTCATAAATATGGGAGCAGCATCAGGAGTAATCAGCGGAGCGGTTGGTATACTTGGAGCAGGGGCCGCACAAAGAAGAGCGAGAGATGATAGAAAAAGAGCGGAGCTTGAAACACAACGTCTTAAAGGTGAACTAAACACACTAGAAAATACTAGACAGCCGATTATAAATCCTTATGAAAACATATCGGACACTAGTGGTGAACTATCAAACACATACGCTAATTTAGGCGTAGCAACAGAAGCAGCTAAATTTCAAGCAGAACAAGCTGATATATCTTTAGCAAATACATTAGATACTTTACGAGCTACAGGTGCTGGTGCTGGTGGCGCAACAGCTTTAGCTCAAGCGGCGTTGCAAAGTAAAAAACAAGTATCTGCTAGTTTACAACTACAAGAGGCACAAAATCAAAAGCTTTATGCTCAAGGTGAAGAAAGATTAAACAACATGAGGATGCAAGAGCAACAAAGATTACAATCAGCAGATGTAATGGGTAAACAATTTATGTTTAATGTAGAGGAACAAAGACAGGTTGCAGAATTAAATAGAACTGCTGGCATGTTAGATAACGCTAACCAAGATCTAAGAGATATGCGTGCAGCTGAAGCCGCTGCTGAGGCAAATATGTATAATTCAGTTGGTCAAGTAGTTGGCGGAATTGGTAAATTAATAGGAAGTTAAAATGGCTACAAAACAATCATCAAGTTATCCCTTACCAGGAGTTAGTTTGCCTAATGTGAACTATGGTCAATACGCTCAACCAAGAAGAGGTAGATCTGTAGCTCCAGGAGCTGCAATGGTAAACGTATTACAAGGAGGTCAAAAACTAACTCAACAACAAGAAGAGGCTAGAAAACAAGAAGAAGAAAGAAAGCGACAAGAAGAGCAACAAGTAATAAATAGGATGCAGCAGGTTCAAACCAATGCTGATCTTTGGAACTTAGAGCAAATGAGCAACATGAATACCATGCCTCAAACTTCAGCTATAGATGATCAGTTACAATCAACGTTACAAAAAAGACTTGACATTGCTACTCAAGCACAGGTTTATTTAAAAACTCAATTTGGAGATAAAGAAGCTAGAAAATCTGCACAAAAAGCTATTAATGATTACTATGATTTATTAACTTTAACAAAACAAACTACAACTAATTTTGGTGCTTTAGGTTCTTATTGGAAAGAAAAAGCTCCAACTATTGGTTCAGCTATAACTATTATTGGAAACGATCAAAATGAAATAGCTAATAATCAATATTTTGTAAATGCTTTAGGTGGTGTTTATGACGATGCTAAATTTGAAATGTTATATGATGAAGCCAACAATGATATAATGATAAAGGTTTCCGGATACGAACACGATTTAGTAGATGGTAAAATGGTGCAAGGCGCTTATAGAGAAAAAATAATGAGTGCTAGAGCTTTTAATGCTAGAACTGGAGAAGGTAAAGATTTTGGTTTTGTTTCATCAGTACCTCAAGTAGTTAATGAAACTATTAAAAAACTATATCCTAACACTAAAACACCAGAAGGTGATGGGTTAGGTATTTTAAATGATAGAGGTGTATTAGCTGATAAATATTGGAGCGGTGAAGAAGTAACAACTACCAATTTAAATGATGGTTATACTTCTACAGCTATTAATAAAAAGCTAAATATAGATCTATTAAGAAAAGATATGATGGGCTTGTTAAGACAAAAAATTGGTGGTGTTGTTTCTACAGGTCCACAACAGGTTGCTAATTTTTGGAATATTGATTTAAAAAATTTAAATAAAGGTTTTGAAAGTTCTTATCAACAATTATTACCAGATAATAAAGCTATGGAAGAAGCTTTATTTAATACAGTAGTAGAGAGTTTAACTAATTATGAAGGTATTACTAGAGATGAGAATGGCAATATATTTATGCAAACAAATAGAAGTATTAATAAGCCATCTGTTGACTCTTCAGGACCTGAAGGACCTCTAGATTATAGAGTAAATACATTACAGGAAGTTATAACGCTTAATAATAAAAATCCTAACATAGCTATAGCTTCTGTTATGAAAAAACTAGCTAATAAAGAGTTGTTTAATAAAGACGAAGTTTATGATGTATGGTTAAATTCTGCACCAGCTGCTGAACTTAAAACCAATGCTCCTACTAACAAAGATTATTACGAGCTTAAAGAGCAAGATCCTAGAACAGCATTTAATAAAATGGATATAGAGGGTGAGTTGTTTGAAGTTAAAAATGGACGTGTAGTTAGTATAGGTGATTATGATTTAAGTAAAGCTCAAGATAGATTTGAATATGTATTAAATAATTTATCTCCTACTGAAAGAAAGAAAATGGAAAACTTAAGTTCACTTAGGGCTTTAGCATGGGCTGCTGATTGGAGAGTTGATAATCCTCAAATAAAACCTGCTGAAGGTGTAGCAAGGACAAAAGACAACTACGAAACTATGGAGGAATATATTGCTAGAATGAAAGCTGCTTATAAAAAACAGTTTAAAAGAAATTATCCTTCAAATTAAAATTAAATATGGAAGAATTATTTATCTATCAATTGCCTGATGGTCAAAGGGTAGATGTTTCAAACTGGCCAGAGACAGAAAAATTCTTATGGTTAGCATCAAATCCAAATGCAAAAGCAGTTGAGGCTACAGAAGAAGAAACAAACATGCAGACAATAGACGAAAGTATGTTTGGAGGCGGTAAGATGCGTATTCTACCTGAAACACCTTTTAGTCAAACTGGAATACCTTATGAAGATTTTGATTTAAATAAAATGACTCAAAATTTATTTAGCGAAAACATTCAAGCGTTTGATAGAGAAAGAGGAGAACTTGATAGTGAAGAATTGTTTGATATTACATTTTTTAGAGAAGATAAGTTAGATGATGAAACTAAAAAAACTATTTTACAAGCTTATAATATTAATAAAAATAAATTAAAACCTGAAGCTAGTAATTATTCTTTTTCAAGTTTAGATGATGAGACTTCAGGTTTTGGTAGTGATGCTCCTTTTCCTGAAGACGCAATATATCAGCAACAAGATGTTAAACTGTTTTTAAAACAACCAGGTATTTTAAAAGCTTTAGAAGAAGGTTTGATAACTAAACAAGATTTATCTCAAGGTATGTATCCAGGTTATACTAGTTGGCCTACGCGTACTAGTGGTGATATAGAAGGAATGTCAAGCATTACAACTGATGAAGGTAGACAATTATCTAACGCTGAGGTTTATGAATTAATGTGGCAATATGATATGCCTTATCATACTAATGTAGAAAGATTAAAAAGAGAAGCTAGAAAAAAAGTTGATAGATTTGTATTAAGAAATCCTAGTCAAATAGAAGCAATTATAGATTTAGAAAAACTAGATCAACCTTATATATTTGAAGAGTTTGCAGAAGAAGACGGTTTTGTAGAAGATTTTTTTGGTGTTGAGTCTTTAAAAATAGATCCTAATTTTAATATAAAAGATTTTAATGGATTTTTAGTTAATAGACAACATAAAGATTACATACAAGGCATGCTTAACCAAGTAAAAAATGATAGCAGCGAAAATGCAATGAAGCATAAAGAGCTATTAAAATTACAAGGTTTAAATTTATATTTAAATGAGCAAATAACCAGAGATTTAAAACAACAAAAATTAATTTGGGAAAGAAATAATCCTGGTAAAGATGCTGATACTGAAGGAATACAGTTTAATATATCTCCAGGAAACTTTAATCCTTCGTTTATAAAAGACTGGATGAAGGCAGAAACACCTTATGTTTATAATCAACTAGAGAAAAATCAATTAAAGATAGAAAAAGAATATCAAAAAGTTATTAAGTCTGGAGGTGATGTAGGTACAGGTGAGTTTTTAAACAAAGTAGGTACTAATGCATGGATAGGTTTTTGGCATGACTTTACTACTCCACTTGCTACGTATACAATGGATATGTTGCCTGGTGAATACACTGATGATGTTGCAGAAAACTGGAGACGTAACACTTTAATTAACAACTTTGAAAGAGGTGATAATTTAAGATACGGTTATAAAAGAGGTAGAAAATTATTTTTAGAAGATTATGGTGTTGAATATTTAGTAGATAATACTAATAGAATTTATGATACTACTAATAAAATTGAAGCAACAGCTTTATTAACACCTGAACAAAGATCTGAAATTATTGCAAGAGTAAGAAGAGATGGTTCTGCTGGTAGTAGCGCATCGGGTTATGGTTTAGCTTTTGAATCATCTAGAGTTATTGGAGATTTATTTGGACAAATAGCTTTAACAAGAGGTATTGGTAAAACAAAAGCTGCATTAGGAGCTTATACTAAAGGTATGGGTGTGTTAGGTCCTACAAAAAGATTTTTAAAATCATTACCGGTTAAAAGTGTAGTTGCGGATGCTATTATAGCACAGTCTACTATAGGTTTTGTAAGAGGTTATGAAGATACCATGATGGCTGGAAGAGCAGCTGGTTTACCTGAAGATGAAGTTAGAGAGCTTGCTGCTAGCGCATCAACACAAACAGGTTTTTGGTATGCTATCACAGCACCTATAAGTCCACAAACAAAAGCTCAAAACTTATTATTTGGTAAACCTGTTAAAGAAAACATTGAAGTAGCTGTTCAAAGATACATGAAAGGTGGTTGGAAAGGTTGGAGTGATTTTTGGAAAACACAAGGTCAAAGATTTGGAACTAAAGAAGGTTTAAAACAAACTGGAAAAGATATTATTAGAACAGCTGATATGATACAAAGAGAAGGTTGGAAAGAGCTTTTTCAAGAAAACATACAGCAGTTTGGAGAAACAACTCAAATTGGTGCTGATATTAATAGACAAGCTGGTCAACAAATAGTTAAAGAAGATTATACTTTACAAGATTTTATACACACTTCTGCTTTATCATTTACAGCTGGTGCATTTATGCCAGGCGCAGGAGCAATAACTTCTTCTGCAAATCAGCAATTAAGAGAGTTTATGGGTTGGGATGCTGTTGATAGATTTAATTCTTTAGCATATATGGCTTATAATGAGTCTGATTTAAAATCATTGCTAGCTAGTCAAATAGAACAAGGTATATACACACAGCAAGAAGTAGATAATTTATTAGGTGAAGTTGATCAATATAAAAATACTATTAATCATGTTCCACCAAATATGTCAGCTAAAGCAGCTTCAACTATTTTATCTGATATACAACAGTTAAATCAACTAGAAAACGATAAGAAAAAAGCTCCTAAAGGTTTTACCGGCTATGATGATCAAATTCAAGCGTTAAAAGACAGAATAAATAATACTTATTATAACGAGTTAACTAAGTCACAAAGAAAAGGTATAATGGCAGCCGCTAGAGCTGGTGTAGCAGGTGATACTATATATAAAGCTTTTGATAACGAACAACAAGCTTTAGATTATTTAAAAAGCACTGTAAACAAATACAGTAAAAGTCTTGGTAGAGAAATGACAAACCAAGAATTTGAAAGATATTTAAAAAATAGATTTCTTAAAAAAGGTTCATTTGGAGCTATGTTTGATCAAGACGGAACTAAATATGCTCTTGAGTTTAAATATAACGCGGCTAAACCTGATGCCTCTGGTAGACGTATGACTCAAACTGCTCAGCATGAGTTTTTTCATGCTTTAATAAACGAAGTAGTTAAAAATGATCCTGAAGCAGGTAGGCTGCTTGGTAAAGCTTTATTTAATGAATTAGCTAAGTTAGATTTACAGTTAAAAGATGATGCAGATCAAAGTGTACTACCTAGTTCGTTTAAAAGAAGGTTATTAGGTTATTTACAAAGAGCCGAAGATGTAAAAGAAAAAGTTAGAAGAAGTGTTCAAAACAAAGCTATAACTAAACAAGAAGGTGATAGAATAATAGATGAATCACTAAGTAATAGTTGGGAAGAAGCTTTAACTTTATATTCAGAAGCTATTGGTGATCCTGATATACAATTAAACTATGACGAAAATGCCATACAAAAAATTAGAAACTCTTGGAGAAGAGCTATGCAATTTGTTGGTGCAAAAGATATAGATTTAGGTAGTGGTAAAGATGTATTTAACATGTTACGTGATTACAATAAAAGTGTTAAATCAGGTATGTTAAAATACAATAGAGCGTTTAAAAAGCTAGGTGAAAAACAAGGTTTAACAGAAGAAGAAAAACAAGGTTTACGTCAAGAAGAAAAAGAACTTGAAACAACTACTAAAGAAAAACTTAAAAAGAAAAAAATAAGACAGCAAGAACAAGCTGATCGTTTTAAAAAAGTAGCTGAAAGTATAGTTGAAAAAAATAGAAAAAGAGCACAGCGTAGAGCAGCTGTTACAACGGCAGCAACAGCGGCAACAACTGATGAAGAAGAGAGTCAACTAGCAGATGAAATAGATACTAAGTTTTCTTTAAAAGTTACAAAAAGATTAAATCCTGATGAGTTTAAAGATAATATAAATAGTTATTATAGTCCTGAGGTTTTTTCTACACAAACAGGTATTGATAGTGTTGTATATGATATATTGCTAGATTATACAGATATTATAAGTTATAAAATACAGAGTCAATATTCTAATTTACCTAATGTTTTAATAGAAGACTTAATAGCTGAAACACAGGTAGAACTATTAAAACACATAAGAAATTTTAATAAAGAATTTTTAAAATTAAGAGAACAATTTAAAGATGGTTTAGCGGCGAAAGGAATGAGTCAAGCTGAAATATCTAAAAGACTTGAAGCTCAAGATAAAAAAGGTTATAAAAACAAAAAAGGTGAAACAATAACAGAGAACACTGATCTAAATGCATGGATAAATTCTCAGTTAAATAATAAAATAAAGGAAGCCTTAAAAAAACCTGGTATTACAACTCAAAAATTTACTGGTGAAATAGACGAAAGAACTACCGGTGAAATAGATGAATCAACTGCACAAGAACAAAAAATTAAATTTGATGAAGATCAAGATCAATTAATTGAACTACTAAGTGATCCTGTTTTTAGTTTTGTAGATTTAGATGGTAATGCTATTACTATAGAAACTATACCATTAGGTGATAGGATTGTTAGTTTAGAAACTTTAGATGATCCTGACACAACTATAAATAAAAGAATAGCTGCAGAAGAAGATCCTGAAGTTAAAAAACAATTAGAACAACAAAAAAGAGATTTAAAAAGAGGTTTAGAATTAGAAGCTATACAAGGTAGAACTAAAGCTGAAAATGATGAATTACAAAGATTAAGAAGTTTTGAAGCTTTTGATTTAGGTTCTGGTTCTATTGTTAAAACTTATGAAGCTTTAAGAGTCAATCAAAATCCTGTAGAAATGATTATAAAGCAGGTAGAAAATGAAATATTAAGATCACCTAATATTGAAACACTACAGTTTTATAATTTTCAAAAACTATTACAAGACAAACTATATCCATTAGTTAGAACAATAACTTTTAAAAAAGGTTCTGATTTAGATAAATTTATGTATGACAATTGGAAATTATTACTTGATGTTATTAATAATCCAGTTGACCCTATAACAGGTGAGTCTACTTATTCTGCTAAAATGATGCCAGAAGTTTTAAAAGAATTTAACGATGAAGGTCAAAGAATAAAAAAGAAAAAAGTAACAAGAGCATTGTTTTTACAAACATATTATGGTAAAGCTAAAGCTACAGAAATTATAAATAAATATAGTAAAAAACCTGCATCAGAATTAAAACAATTAGGTCCTGTAGAAATAACAGAAAAAACAGGTAGAGAAATAGGATTAACTGGTGTTTTTGATAGAAGAACATCTTTAATTAGATTAATTACTAATGTTGCTGTATTACAACAAGCTAGAAAGTCTTTAAGAAATCAAAGTTTTTTAAATAAAATAGGTAATAAAAATCCTAACCTATATAATGAATTAAAGAACGATAACATAATGGATGCGGTTCTTAATGATATGGCAAGTGGTAAGTCATCTAGCGTTAGGTTTAGTATTAATAACGACTTGAGTCCTTTCTTTAAAGGTAGAACAGCTTTACAACAAATACTCATGTCTGAGGTTATGGCTAAAGCGAAGATAAACACTCAAGTTAAATCTAAGCGTAGCGAAGTTAAAAACTCTAGAAAGTTTTTTGTACCTAATCTAGGTAAGATGAAAGACCAAACAGTTGCTTTTTATTTAATAGATAAGTTTTCCAAAGGTTATAATAATTTTGAATTTAGAAATATTGAAAACTCACAAGGTAAATTAACTAAACAACTATTGGAAGAAGGTGATGTTAAGTTTTCTAGTGATTTCAACTATGATGAATATAGTACAGATTTAAATAAAGGTTTAAATCAGATTGTAGCTGAAAATGAAAACATATCTCCTGAAAAACAATTTGATAATGTTGAAGCTAGAGCTAAAGGCAAAAAAGGTAAATATAGAAATACTTGGTGGATGGGCCCTGCTGATCAAGATTACAAAGGATTACTATGGATGTTAGCTAGAGCTAGTGGAGCAAAAGGTGATCAACAAATTGATTGGCTATATGAAAATTTATTAGACCCATATGAAATGGGTAATCTTAATTTACGTAAAGCTAGAATATCACTGCTTAATAGCTGGATGACATTACTAAATAAATATCCTGGAATAAAAGGTAAACTAGAAGAAAAAGTACCTGGATATGGTGAGTTTACATATGGTGATGCTGTTAGAATTTATTTGTGGAATAAAGGTAAAATGCAAATACCAGGTTTAAGTAAGAAAAACGAATTTGAATTATCAAATATTATAAGAAAAGATAAAACATTAAGAACATTTGCTGGTGAAGTTAGCTTGCTTTCTAAACAACCTAATGGTTATATTGAACCTGAAGCTGATTGGAGCTATAGTACCTTAATGATAGATATTTCAAAAAAATTAGTTAATATTGATAGAAAAAAATATCTAGCACCTTGGATACAAAAAGTTGATTTAGTTTTTACACCTGAAATGTATAATAAACTAGAAGCTGTTTACGGTAAACCTTATAGAGAAGCTTTAGAAAATATGATTTACAGTATGAAAACTGGTAAAAATCAAAATAAAGGAGAGCAAGACAAAGCAACATCAGGTTTTATGGGTTGGTTAAATGGTTCTGTAGGTGTAACAATGTTCTTAAATGCTAGATCAGCTATGTTACAGCTTATATCTACTATAAACTATATAAATACATCAGACAATAATATTTTAAAATTTGGTGTAGCAATGGCTAATGTACCTCAAATGAGTAAAGACTTTTTATATTTATGGAATTCTGATTACATGAAAGATAGAAGACAAGGTATGTTAACTAGCTTACAAGAACAAGAAATACAAGATATAATTAGAAACACTAAAGAAAAAGATTTTAAAACAGTAATTAATAATTTAATTTCTTGGACACTTAAAAAAGGTTTTATATTAACTAGAATATTTGATAGTATTGCAATATCAGCAGGTGGTGCTACATTTTATAGAAATAGAATAGGAACTTATTTAAATGAAGGTTTTAGTAAAACTGAAGCAGAAGAAAAAGCTTATTTTGATTGGTTTAGATTAACTGAAGAAGCACAACAATCCGGTGATCCTTCTAAAATATCTATGAACCAAGCAAGTCAAATGGGAAGATTAATGCTAGCGTTTCAAAACACACCTTTACAATATGGTAGAATAATTAAAAGAGGTGCTGTTGATTTAATTAAACGTAGAGGTACAGGATTAAAAGATCCTTCTCAATTTAAAATTGGTAAAGGTGACTTTAACAATGCTTCTAAAGTTTTATATTATAGCACTCTTCAATATGCGGTATTTGCTTTTATACAAAACGCATTGTTTGCTAAGTTTTTTGATGAAGAAGAACAAGAGTGGCCAAGCGGTAAATATGATAAACAAGAAAGTAGATTTTGGAATGGTTGGCTTGACAGTATGTTAAGAGGTGCTGGACTACCTGGAGCTTACTTAGCATGGGCTAAAAACATAGGTTTAAAAGGTTATCAATTATATAATGATCCTAAAAATATGTATAAATCAGGAGAGTTCGCGCTTGCTTTAACAGATGGTTTAACACCTATAGCAATAAAAGCTAGAAAAGTTTTCCAAGCATATAACACGTTAGTTTGGAATAAAAAAGAAAATGATTGGTTAGTAGAACAACATGGGTTATTTAGTTTAAAAAATCCATACATGATACAGGCTACAGCTTCAGTAATTGAAGGATTTACAAACATACCTACATCTAGAATATATAATAAACTAACAAATGTTTCTAACGCATTTAATGAAGAATATAGTTATTTCTTAAGACTTATGTTCTTATTAGGTTATAGTACATGGAACTTAGGCTTAGAAGATGGATCAAGTGGTAGAAGAAACAGAGCAAGTGAATTAGATTTTGGTCCAAATATAGATTTTAACAATGATTTACGTTTTACACCTAAAATAAAATTTTAAAAAATGAAAGAAAAATTTACAAAATTCGTAGACAAACTACAGGAAGCTTGGAATAAGCTATTATATAAATTAATGTTTAAAAAATATAAATAATAAAAAAATGAAATTATGGAAAATTGTCCTCTTTGTGGTGGCATTTGCGGTCTCTGCTAATGCTCAAGAAAAAAACAAATTATTTAAAGACTTTCTAAAATATAGTACGGTTTATATTTCTGGAGATATTAAAAATTCAAAAGAAAATGCACCAAGTTATTTTGTAAGAACAAATCCTAATGGTAACCTATATGATGTACCTGTTGTAGTTGACGGTACAGACTATTATGACCATGACTATCGCTATGGTTTTGGTATTCGTAAGATAGCAAGGTTTGATTATGAATTAAAAGGCAAACAATATTACGATGGAACTGAATCTAACGTATCTATGACCGCTCCTAATTCAGCTATTAATGGATTTGAATATGTATTTCATACTGAAAAAGAAAGAGTCAGAGATGATGTGTTTAAAAATCATCGATATTTCTTAAAACACAGTGGTAAATATCATATTGTTAAACTAGAAAGTAGAGCGCAGGGTAAAATTAACTTTGACTATAAGTCTGCAGAGCTAAGAGCTAAATTACCTATTGGTAAAAAGTTTAGTTTATCTGCTGGAGTTATGTATCGCACACATGAAAGACCTTATGGTTATAACCCAGTAGAAATATGGTTAAATGAAACAGACGAAAACGGATGGGCTGTAAATCCATGGTATACACTTGGTTTTTATTATGGCTATGATGACATCTATTATACATATGAAGATAGTTATTCAGGTGAAACAGTGTCTGATTGGTATTGGATCAATGAAGAAGGTCAAACCGTGGCTTATACAGATTTACAATTTAGACAGACAGTATTTACTGATCTAATGAATCGTTATAATAACGAGATATGGGAGACAATAGATGCTTTTGGAGTAGTATCTCCTGTGGTCGGTTTTGACTATTACCATTATAAAAATAATTTCTGGTTACATGCTTATGGTTCTTATTTATTACCATACCACAAGTATGTAAAAGGTGATGAAGATTTTAGTTATCACAATAGAAATAACTGGGGATTAGGAGGATTAGTGCAAGATGCTGAAAAAGAACAATGGGAAGATTATCAAACCGGAGTACAATTTGGATGGAAACTTAGTAAAAGTATAGGAATATTCTTTGAAGGTGAATATACTAAATTTTGGGATAGTAAAATATATAACAGTTCAGTTGGTTTGAACATAACACTTAAGTAATGAAGTTTAATAATAAAAAAACAACAGAAGAAATTTTAGCTCAAATAGAAATTGATAAGATCAACGCTAAAAGTACAGCTAAAGAAATAGCTTCTAAACATTTAGGCAAGCATGCTATAAATTATATAACTATACTAGTTGTAATTGGAGTAGTAAGTTCTCAATTTTTAGAAGGTGGTGCTTTAACAGCTGTTATTGGTTTGGTATCTACCGCAGCAATGGCTTTAATAGGTATACTACAACACATTGTTGGAGCTAAAGAAAAAGAAGAAAAACCAGAGTTAGAAATAATTAAAAGTTTAATTAAAGAACTATCTGATAAAGAAGATGATCCAATGCAGGTTGATGTAACTGATACAGATGTTACAGTAACTAAAGGTGAAAGTAAAGTAACAGCTAGTAAAAAGAAATAAAATGGCAAATCAAATAGGTGAAGATACAAAAATAACACTTGATCTTAAAACAATAGGAATAATAATAGGAGGCGTAGTGTCATTAGCGAGCTTATACTTTGTAATGCAGGCTGACATAGCTCTTGCTAAAGAATTACCTAAACCAGTTATTGATAGAGTTGAGTACGATTTAAAAGACGAATTGATTCGTCAGACAATAATGGATACACAGGAAGATGTAGAGGAAATAAAAGAAACTATTGATAAGATAGATCAACGGTTGTACGATATACAAAGCAAACAAAGATAGTATGAAATACTTAAATATAATTTTATTATTAATATCATTTAATATGTCTGCTCAAGAGTGGATTACTGATAGTAACTTTGATAATAAGATAAATGAAAGACAGGCTTTTGGTGATGATCAAACAAAACCTGTAATCGTGGAGTTTTATGCTCAGTTTAACGATGCGAATAAATTTAAACAGTGGTCAGAATTAAAGAATGTCATATATTATAGAGCAGATATAGCTGCATGTCCAGTTGCTAAGAAAAAATATAAAGTACGTATGGCACCTACACTTGTAATATTTAAAGACGGTATAAAAGAAATAGTTTTTAAAGCAGGGTTAGATCTTATGCTACCTGCTGATTTACAAGAAATACAAGAAGCAATAAATGAGGTTAATACCGCAAGTCAATTTTAATTATGAAAAAAAAGTTTATAATAAAATCTCCATATCCTCTTAAACAAGAAGGTGAAATTAGAACTATTAAGAATTTTGAAGCTCAGCAACTAGGAGGTAGTCCATCAGGTATGTTTATGATACCAATGGGTATATACAATAGGTTGTCAGATGCTAAAGATGAATTTAATCAAAGACAAGCTCAACAGCAGCAAATAAAACTTAACAAGGAAGGTTTTGATAGTATGGAAGACAAAATACAGTCTTATAAGTTTGATTTACCTCAAGATAATACTGGAGCTATTGACACCGTTGTTCCTAGAAAAAAGAGTAAAGAACCTAGAAAAACTACTAAAGGTAAAGGTAGAAACTTTAGAACTACTAAAGAAGGGGCTGGTATGACTGAAAAAGGTGTTAAAGAATATAGACGTAAAAACCCTGGTAGTAAATTAAAAACAGCTGTAACAGGTAAAGTAAAACCTGGTAGTAAAGCTGCTAAACGTAGAAAATCATTTTGTGCTAGATCAAAAGGCTGGACCGGTGAAAGAGGTAAAGCTGCTAGACGTAGATGGAAATGTTAAAATGAAAAAAAGAAAATTAAATAGTAAAAATCCTAAGTATTATCCAGTTGAAGAGGATCTGGTAAAAGAAAGAAAAGAGTTAATAGCTACAATACCGTTTGGCAAAAAAAGAAAAGTTTATGCCTATGCTGTATTCAACGAAAATTAAATATTATGAGTTCACCATTATACGCTAAAATTAGTTCAGCTTGTAAAGCTGCTGCAAAAAGAAAATTTAAAGTTTGGCCAAGTGCTTATGCTTCAGGTTGGGGCGTGAGATGCACTAAAGCAGGAGGTCCAAGTAAATTTGGAGGAAGTAAAAAGAAAAAGTAATATGACGTATATACAGTCTAACAATCCTTTTCCTGTAAAATGCTGGAAGGGATATGAAAGAGTTCCTGGCACAAAAAAAGGTGCTAAGGGTAGTTGTCGCAAGTCTTCACCTGCAAAAATGATAGATGATCCTTTACAAAAAAAGAAACAAAAAGGTGGAGGCACAACTAAAACATGTTTACCTGCTTCTAAAATACGTAGTATGAGTAAAGCACAAAGAAAGAAATTAGTTAATGCTAAAAAATCTGCAGGTGCCAAAGGTAAATATAGAAGATCATCTAAAACAAATGTAAAGGGTGCTCGTAAAAAAGGAGCTACGCTTAGAGACTGGTTTGAAAAAGAAGACTGGAGAAGAGTTGATAACCCTAGTAAAAAATGTGGAGAATAATATGGAAAATATAAGTAAACACATAACTTATGCTGAAGCAATACATTCACAAACTGCTAAGCGTAAAGGAATAGATAATACACCTAACCCTACTCAGTTAGAAAACATGAA